AGAGCATAGCTGCTTCATAAATTTAGCATAGTCAGAGCCGCGCTCATAGTCGGAGCGGAACCAAAAGTATTTCTTTATAAAGCCGGATTTAAGCAGGATTTTTGTCTCCTTGTTGGCCGTGGTGAAACGCGGTTGAACATGGCAGGTTGATTTTTCCTCCTTCAATAGCTTTTGAATGTTCTTTGAAAAGATGCGCCCGGCGGCATTCGATTCGATGCGTATACCGTCGCACTCGCTTTCAAGGATCATTGACACAAGCAAGCCCTCCGTCACTTCGACCGGGTCTTGGGTAAACACAACATCGGTCACAAAAAAGCGCTGACCATGCACAGCGGTAAACGGGGCAGAAAAATAGTCATTGCCTTGGTCGGCCACATCACAGGACGCGACGCGGCTGTCCGGCCTCTTACCTTCAAGCTCTGCAAGTGTAAATTGGTTCAGTTCTTTCAAAGGGAATAACAGGCCTTTTATTTCGAGCGGTTCCTGCATGTATTCAGCCGCCCAAATGTATTCGTCAATTTCGCTTTGTAGCTCAAGGTAGTAGTCGGTGGTGTGGACGTCTTCGCAGAATGACAGCCCGTCGATCAGTGCCGGGATGCGGACAATTATATCGTACTTATTGCGCTCCTCAAGGCGCCCGATGACATCGTTCTTGCTCCACCGGGTTCCGATATCAATTTGGCAACAGTTCCCCTCTGTCCGCGAATCGTGCGTTCCTTCTTTCCATGACCATGTGTTTTCGTTGATCGTCTCACTGGCTGCGTCCTCAAAGCTTTTAAAAAGGTCATCGGTAATTGATAACATCGAGGCACCAAACCCGATAATCGTACCGCCGACACCGCCGCCGAAATAAGACACTTGTTTAGCTGTGCTTAAGCTCCACCCGTCGATATTTTGCCGGGAGCCGTGCAAAGTGGTATCCGGGAAGACCGCAAGGTAACGCGGTGACCTGATGATGTCGCGCGTGTCGATTGAAAATTTAGCGTACAGCTTCGCGGAGCAGGTGTTACGCATGACCGATTCTTTTGGGAAGTGCCCAAGCATGAACGCCGAAAATAAGGAGGTGATGTACGACTTGCCCGCGCGGGGTGGCAAAGAACAAGACACCCGGATCGACAAGCCATTGCGGTAAACATGATAAACGCGCTGCAAGGCATCCGCAATCCGCTTTAATATCGGGCGGGCTGTGAAAAAATCAAAGTCTATAAACAGGCAGAAAGCCCAAAAGTCTCCCTCTTGGGCTCGGCGCCTTAGTATTTCCTTACGCGCCCGCGCTCGTTCTATGCCTTGCTCTTGGTTCATTAGGTTATCTCTGCATCGGGGCTGTCAAGGCCTGCACGTTTAGCAAGCTCTTCCAACGACATATTTTCAAACTCATCCACCATACGCCCTTCAAACTTCTGCGGCGCATTAAGCCCGAATATTTCGCAGCGCTTTTGGATACACCATTGCACCCCGGCCAAAAAGCGGGGGTCGCCGAATAGGATCATGTCTTTCGTGGTCTTTTCTTTGTACTTAACCCGGGTACGGGAGCCGCTTGCCTTGTTAGTGACCTGTTGGTAATTCTGTTTTGATTCTTCCCACGCGTCCCAATATTCGACCTCTAATTGGTTAATCCGTGCTAATTCGCGCATTTTTACGTCGTTAATATCAAGCAAAGCTGATGCGCGCCATTGCCCTTCAAGGACTTTTAAGTCGCGCGATACCTGCGATTGATTAACACCAACATCCTCGGCGATAGCATGTTGCGGCTTACCCTTTAAATACAGGGAGGCAATACGCGCCCGCCTTGCTGATACGATTTTAGAGTTGTTCTGTGGCATAATTATGCAAATACTTTGATGCAAATAGATTACCCGCCTGCACCGATCATCAGTGCATCCGGCCGCGGCAGTCGTTCGTCGCTTATAGCAGGCTCAAACGTTGCTAAGCTGTGGTCTTGCGGGGTTTTCACAAACTCGCCCCGGTCAATTAATCGGAGCGCTTTAATAATCAGGTCAACACCGATGTCGAGCAGTTTAGTACGCCATAATTCGCGCGCTGCCTCCTTCGGTTTCATGCTCATTAAGGTGGGGTGGATAAAACACCAGTCTTGGCAACAGATTGCCCCGGTGTCGACGCCTGCGTTTAGCCAGTAAACCGTACCGCCTGTAATCGGGTCGCCCATCCTGATTGCCCATTCTATGGAACTGCGCCCCCGGTGCCTCGGTAATAATGACGGGTGATACCCGATCCACCCAAAGCGGGGTTTGTACCGGGTACGCTTGCCGATGTAATCGAACGAATGAGCCGCAATACCTAAGTCGCACTCCGGGCATGTGTCACCGTTCAATGACCCGGACGGTATGATTTTAATGTTGTTAATAGACGCTAAGCGACCGATGTATTTATCCCCGAGCGGGCAAGCAACAGCGACGACGTCGTGTCCTTCCTCTAAGCATTTCCGCAATACTTGTTCAGCGAAAAACTTCTGCCCACTTATAAATACCTTTAGTCCCATAGTAAATTTCATAGTAAGTTGGTTTCACAATCCCCTGATTGATCAGGGCGCGCCGGATGCGTCGCATAAGCGCAATTTTCGAGGCGTATAAGCGCCGGGTGCGTTTTTCCTTTTCCATGTCAATCTTTGTTTCCGATGTATTTAAAACCCTGCACAGCGCGAAAATGACCGCCGTACCCGGGGGAGATAATCTCAAAGCCGTTGCCGAGCTTTTTGCGCTTTTTAGCGCCCCGGTTGATCGACTTTGCGGAACCTGCCTTGTTATCGCCGAAAAGGCGTTGGCTCTTGAGTACCCACTTTTTCGAATAGTTTAGATATCCGATTAACTGCGGGTGGCTCGTATGAAAGAGGGTGGGGAACTTTTTACCCCGGCGTCCGTTGCCTTGCTTATGGTATTCGCAAACCCATTCTAAAAACTTTGTTCCTACACCTGCTCCCTGCCATTCGGGCATTACCACTAAGCGGGTCGCCCGGTAGGCTTTTGCATTAAAGAGCGGCGCAACTGCTAAGTGGCACACAAGCTCACCGTCGACCATGCCGACAAAGTACTCCGCGGCCGGGGGCATCGGTAAGTCTAAATAATAATGTGGTTTAAAGTAGTGCCAATAACTTGAGTTGACCTTCCGAATTTCGAGCTCAAACCTTGGTCTTGGGTCGAGCTCATCGCTTTTTTTAACAACCCGGTGGTCGTGTCAAACACCCAATCGGGTTGCAGCCATTCGATGATGTCGTAGTGACAGGCCAACAAAACCACCTTTTTGCCTTTGTTGCGGCGCCACCCTTTACTAAAGGCCATCGCGCCTATTTTAGCAATCTGCCGATCAATCACTGAGGTAAACTCGTCGATGATGACCTCGTCAGGGGCTTCGGATATGACACGGGCTAAACCTGCCCGGAATTGCTGACCGTTACTTAATGCATGGAACGGGCGCAGCCAACTTGGCACATCACCCAAACCAACATTTGCAAGTGATCCGGTCACAGCGTTAAAGCTTCCGTCCGGGTCAATGGCGTCGACAATCGGTTGGTCTTTCGGCCACCCGGCATACAGGTCAACAATTTTCCCGCCGCCAAATAGCTTGCGGCCAATTGATGTTTTGCCACTACCGGAGGCGCCTACGATCAGGCCGATTTGCCAGTCCATGTCCTCGATAGGCAGGTCGGCGTCTAAATTAAACTCACAGCCGCGCTCGGCATTAAACAGGCTTTTAACCCGGCTTGCGCGGTAAGACGTAAAATCGTCGGTTTTATTGCGTACTTCGATTTTCATGTCACCACCACTTTACAGTTATACCCTTGTTCGGTCAAAGTATTGAAGACCTTCTCTTGCTCGGCGTCATCCTCACACATGACAATCACCCCATATTGGTTTTTGCCTTGTATGCCCTCATCATCAAAGTTGCCCTCGTCATCGGTGTTTGTATCCTCTTGTTCGCCCCGGTCAAGAAAGCTCATATCAAAGCCCCAATCGGCAAGCTCGGCGTCGTCCCATTCGTTGGCTAAAATATCCCAATCCCATTCACCAAAACCGACGTTGTCGACAATGGTAAAGCGGCGCTTTTCCTCCTCGGTTAGCGTTTCGGCCGACATAATGTAGTCATCCGGGATGTCTTTGTAGCCTAATTCCTTTAAAGCAAGGAGCCGCATGTTACCGCCTAACACTTCCATAGTGTCGGGGTCGTACACGATCGGCCGTAGCTTTAACATGTGCGGAAAGTTTTTAAGGGATTCGACAAGGGCGCCGAATCGGTCGTCTTTAATGGCGCGGGGGTTCCCGTCTTTTAATTTAAGTTTGTTGAGTTTCATATGGTGCATTTTCATAAAATAGAAAAGGGAGCTATCGTTAGCCCCCTTTCTATCTGCACCCTGATAAAATTACCGCGGTTGTGAATCTATTAGCTTGTTCATGTACACCTGCGCACATGGCGGACTGCAAAAGTACGCTAACGCCCCCTCGGCATGGCTGCCGTACCATGAGGCCGCTTTTGACCAATTGAATTGTTTGTTGCATATGGAGCAAACATACTTCTTAGTCGGGTCTTTTTTGTGTACTACTTTCATCGCTAATACCTTAAGTGTGTCCAGTGAATAATTTTACCCCGGAACGGCAATTGTTTTTCAAACCATTTGTAAAACTCCGATACACTGTCGAACCCGTCGCGGATCGCTAAGGCGGTGACTTCCGTTTTCATTAATCGGCGGCCGTCGACCCATACGCCTTGCTTGGCAATGGTAATTTTCTGCACCCCGTCACAAACGTCTTTTTTAAAGCAATGGTAATTCGGGGTTCTGACATTAATGGCAAAATCAATAATTTGCCCTTTTTTCCACCTGTTTTTCGTGTCTTTTCGGATGGTGTGTACTTTGACACCACTTAAGATGCGATCGCGGAAATTTAAGCGGATTTTGCTGCCTGAATAGTGTAATATATGTTTGAAAGATAAAATCATAATTTATTGCTCCTTAAGTCTTCGACGACAATGCTTTACGAGGTCGTCATGGTTCGGCAAAGATACAGCTTGTCGCGTAGAAACAATCCGGTCGATGTCATATTCATTTAAATTTTCGTCTCCAATATAAGGGATGTACTGCACCCCCTTAACTTGGTTTTCAATGACGTAGGTCACAAAATCCATCCGGTCTTCTGCTATAACAACGACTTTCAACGGTTCGACCTTCTTTTTGGCGGGCTCTTGGTTATACACCATCGGGCTTTCTGTTAAAATGCTAAAAGGCTGCATGTTTTGTTGAAAGGCCAATTGCACATGCCACAGCTTGCCCGTCTGATTGATTTGCCGGATTTCCTCCGGGGTCAACTCAAAACAGGTGACAATGGTGCCCTCCTTATCCTGTGCAACAAAGGCCGGGAGCGTCCTGTATTCGTCTTGGCTTTCGGCGATGATGTGGTTAACGCCTTTAAATTTTATTGCTTTCATCGTTTCTTTTTTTCGATGTCCCGGTAATTTGACCGTTGCTTATGGATGCGAAATTTAGCACAAGCAATGGTCACTAATACGTTACCGCGGACGTTGTGTTTTGTAAATAGGTCGGTCAGCTCCTTTTGAAAGCGTTCGACCTTTTCCTCAAAGTATTGTTTATCTGTTTCAATCATCGTTTATCCGGTCTAAGTTCCTCAATGGTGCCGCAGCGGATTTCTTCGCCGACGACACACACGTTCATTAATGGTGGCTCAATTTCGACCCGGCAGCCGCGGAGCTTTAATTGGCTTTCGACGGCCTTGCGCGCTTCGGAGGCGGTAGGCATTTTGACCCGCACATGCACCTCTTTTATGACGCGCGCTTTGACATAGAAGTACTTCCCGTCTTCGACAATCGGGAACACTGGGAGGCGCGGGTGGTGCCAGTCGTCAAACTCTTTAATAAAAACAGCCTGTTTGTTCCTTTTCCCGATAATAGTGACGGTTAAGACTGTCCCTTTCGGGAAGGAGCTTATCGAGTTGCCCCGGCGCAAGGTGTAATCTTGTAAAAGCTTGTAGCTCCCTGTTTCTGTTATTACCATGGCTAGTCGTTTGTATTTGTGAATAATTCGCCGACGGGCTTGCTGTCGAGGTCAAACGTACTTTTCACCCGCTGCTCCATGGTAGCGGTCATGTTCTTGCGTTGAACATGCGACCCGTTCACCTCAAAAGGTAGCTGATCGAAGTTAACGTTGACAAAAGGGTTGACCCCCTGATAAGGCGATTGCATCATCATAAAATTAGCGCGTTGCTCGGCCGCTTCTTTTGCTTGTTCGGGGCTGTCGGCGGGCACCTGTACTTTAGCCGTAAATTTGACAGTTAATTCAACTTCGTAAAGGTTCCATCCTCTCTTGCTTGTTGTTTTTTTGTCCATTGTACTAAATTTTTAATGTTAACTGCATGACCCCCATTTTCCGTTCGCGCCTTGTTGGTTTGTCGAACAGGTGTAAGAGGTATTCGATTGTTTTGCTGTATGTCTGATAAATCAGCTTGCGTGGCTGTGTGCCTTGAAAGTCCTTTAGTTTTTTCCGCTGTGTAAACTTCCAATCAAACACCTGCTTTGCAAGCGGGGATAAGTCGGAACCGTGTACTATTTCGATGAGCCCTTGCGGGTCAACGACTAACTCGGGTTCCTGTTTTCCCGGTTCGTCCGCCATTGTGTCGCCTATTAGGTTGACATCTGCATTGCCGTCATGACGTTCTTTCAAATAGCGCCACCGATAGTTTGCCCGCTCGAAATGAGCGTACCTGTTCACCACTTTCAGGACGAAGGCATCCAGCCCCGTGTAACGGTCTTTTTTTTGCTCAAGTAAGTCCGTTAACTGGTCGTCGGTTTTTTTAGTGATGATATCGGCGATTGCTTCGTTCAGGACGTCGCATTCATGCCCTTCTAATCCGGCTAACTTACAATGGTAAGTCGCGTACTCTAACCAACGCGAATACGCATTATTGATGTAGCGATCTACTTTTGGCCGTGCCATAGGATTTTTTTAAATTTGCTTAGCGGGTCGTCCTATGGGCGGCTTTTTTTGTGTTAGCCATGGGCATAGCGCGCCTCAATAAACGGGATGCGCCGCTTGGCTTCGGCTTTGCTCTTGAAGGTGTAGACCGTCCGGCCTCCGTCCGGGGAATAATGGGCAGCCACTTTCTCCTGTTTGCCCTTGTTCGCTTTTACACGCGCTTTGTCTTTTTGCTGACGCGTCCGGTAAGAATCGTTCGCGTGGATGATGTGCTCTACGTCCTCCATTTCCTTGCTAAACTTGTTCACCCCCTTTACTGCATCAGTAAAAGCACGGGTCACTTTTTTTGAAGACTCGATTAACTGTTTCATAGTCCTGCTTTTTTTAGGTTAGAAAATTGTTTGTTGGCTCGTAGGTGAAATGTCGGTGTCGGTAAATTCGGAAATGGTCGAATTGTGCATCGCGTAGGCTGTGCCAATTTTACCACCCCGGTTTTTAGCTATGATTAATTCAATAAGACCCGTCAAGTCGGGGTCGTCCGGTTTATAGTACGCCGGGCGGTGAGGGAAAATCACGATGTCGGCGTCTTGTTCTAACCCGCCTGATTCGCGCAGGTCAGAAAGGAGCGGGCGGTGCCCGTTGGTCGTCCGGGATTCAGTACCCCGGTTAAGTTGGCTCAGCAAGAAAATCGGGACGTCCAATTCTTTCGCTAAAGCTTTAAGGGAGCGGGAGGTTTCGCCTATTTCCTGTTCCCGGTTGTATGATCGGTTTTTGGCGACCATTTTCATTAACTGCAAATAGTCAATGACGATGGCACCACAAAGGCCTTTTGATTTATAAAGCTTTGCCACCTTGCGGATATGTGCATAGGTACAAAGCGGGGTGTCGTCGATGAAAATTGGCAAGCCCTGAAGCTCCTGGAGCCCGTGGTCAAGTTTTTCCCATTCGTGAGGGGTTAAACACCCGGTATTGAAATTATGAGCGCTGACACTGCCTGTCGATAACAGGTTGCGGTCGGTCAATTCCTGCCGGGTCATTTCTAAGGAGAAAACGATCACCGCGTTTGACAGCTTCGCCATGTGCCGCGTGAGCGATAAGGCGTAAGAGGTTTTTCCCATAGCAGGGCGCGCCGCTATTAAAATTAATTGCCCCCCTTTAAAGGCATGGATATATCTTTTTACTGAATTAAGCCGCGGCGGAATGCCCACCGGGGTATGTGCAATCGTCAGGCGTTCGCGCTCAACAATCGCGTCAACACTGTTTTGTAAGTTTTCATCAAAGGTCAGGATGCGATTTTGTTGTGTTGTCAGGTTGACTAACTCCTCATTAATTTTAATGGCCTTGTCTAATATGTCGGCCGAATCCGCGGTTTCATCAAAGCCTATGTTTTGAAGCTCGGCACCTAAAAACACGGCGGAGCGCTTGATAAATTGGTCTTTAATAACGAGGGCATGGTGTTCGATGTGTGCTGCCGATGCGACCCGGCCTGTAAGTTGGGTAATATACACGGCGCCGCCCACCTCCTCAATGCGCCCGGCTTTTTTCAATGCAACGGTAACAGTCAGCATGTCGACCGGGTTATTGCGCTCATTCATTTCGGCGATGGCACCATAAATCGTTTTATGGGCATCCGCATAAAAATAATCCGGCTTTAGTATGTCACAAACTTGCAGGTACGCGTCTTTTTCGAGCAATAATGCCCCTAAGACCGCCATTTCAACCTCTGTTACCTGCGGCATGTTTTTGCTCTCGAACGATGCGTTTGGCTTCCTCGTTCGGGTCTGCTTCTGATTGTCCATCATCTAATTGTTTAAGCATGAAAACCCAATTGTTATCGTCCCACCCGTGGTCTAAGAAGTTGTGGAACGAATGTATTTTTTCCGCTGTGAGCTTTTTGTATTTTTTGTAGGCGTCGAATTGCGCTTTAAACTGGTCGATCTGTTTGTTGTGGACTAACAGGTTGACAAATTTGGCGGTGTCGCGCGCCTTATTGAAGTTGACCATTTCATCAAAGCCGAAAAATTCCATGATGCTCTTAACGACATCAGGAGCGACCATTGTTATTAATCCGGGCTTGATAACCGGAGCCGGAGCCGTAGTGTCTAAGTCGGTGTCAATACTGTACGCCGGGTTAATGGTATTAGCGCGCCGCTTTGTCACTTCTTTGTAGCGCTTTTGAATGCCCGAGCTTGTCAGGATGTTGAATTGTTTAAACATGTTTGCATCAAAAAGCTTAAGCGTGATGCAGTCCTCGACAACTGCATAGACTTGGTCTAATTCAATTTGGTTGTCGTAGGATATGTCAAAGGCGTAGTCCTCATCCCATTTAATGTAATACCCTTTGTCCCGGTAAATATGACACAGGAGAAACAGGTAGATCAACAAACCCTTTGAACCGTGTTTTTTAACAAGCTTCCGCACTTTGCGGTCGGTGAAAAAATCCGTGTCCATAGGAAAAAACAAAAGCCCCTCTTTTACCTTGTTTCCCATTATTCCCAACATTTAAAGTTGTAGACTAACATCGCCGCATCCCGCGCATGTTCATTCGTCCGGGACGACCACCCGGTTAAGCGCTGAAATTGTTGAGCGTTTAACTTCGTCGCGTTTTTCATCGGATGAACCATGCTAAAGCCTGAAATGACCTTTTGCTTTTTCATGTCGGTTAAAAAGTCCTCCCAAATTTTACTATCACGTTTCACCGCCCCGGCGCCCTGCTTTTTCATGTGGGAACGATCACCGAACCATTTGCGCTGTCGGGCATCTTCGACCCGTACATAAACGTCATACAAGCGGCCTTGCTCTTTGATGTAATCCATTGCACTGTGCAAGGGCATCGAGGTAACGTCCTCGTATTTGCGATAATCCGGGTTCCAAGACCCAATCCCGGTCACAGTGCCGGGGTCAATTCCTATGTAAAGTTTCATCGTGTTTCGGATTAGCAATCCCCGGGGGTGGCTTTGTGTTGCCGCGCTGCATTTGCAACTCCCCCGGAGAGGGGCAAGGGCTACGAGAGCCCTTGCATATATTGAAATTGGTTAAAAAGGCGCCTTAGTCGGCCACCGTAAAATTGGTGTCGATAAAATCTTCGTTATCGGCCATGGTCGTGTACAATTCGGCGCGCTCCTTTTCAAGTATATCACGCTCTTTGCAGAGCCTTAGTTGCCCGTCGATATAAGTGTAAAAATAATAGCGCCCTTTGTAGGGGATGCGCCACGTAAAAAGCTCATCAAGCTTCATGTCCTTTGTGCCGCGGCGAACATCACGGGCAAGGTCACGCGCGGCGGTATTGGCCGCATTCACTTGCTCGGTGGCTTCTTTTTCGGCCTTCTTTGCTTCGCTTAGTTCCTTAAGCTTATCGGCAAGCTTAGCCTCTAAGGTTGGGACAAGCTGCTCAAGGATGTTATTATACTCCTCGCGTAATTGCTTTTTTTCCTTAGCGTCCATAAACCGGGAGACCGTGACCCCTTGGTTAATAGCGACAAGGTGATCCGCAATGTATTGGCTTGCGGCTTTAGCGTCGGCAAACTCCCCGAAGGTTTCGGGCATTGTACCGTCATGCTCAATGTCAAACTCCACATGTGGAGGGCGGTAATCGTTTAATCCTTTCATAAATAGGTTTTTTAAGATTTGACAATTATGTGTGTTTTAGGAATGCTATATTTGGCCTCCATGTCAATAATTCGCCTCGCTCTATCGTGCTTATTAAAAGAGGTTTCATTTATGTTTTTGAGCAGTTTAAACACATCATCCAAATAATATGAAATGCTATTAGTCATTGATTGTAATGCCTGCTCTCTAGTCCGCATCGGGCAGTGGCTATCGTCATAGAGCCTTTCTGCTAGTTGTCTTAAATCTTCCATTAGAAAGCTTTTTTAGATATTTGAATTTGGGAGCCCTTATCAGCGATAAAAACGGGCTTCCCTGTTAACTCCTGTATCGTAGACCTGAACTGCTCTGCATGGCTATTGGTATCGCTTAAGTGCAGTAATACAATGTTATGAACCTGTGACAGATCATTGGCACTTAAAAAGTCCTTGCATGTTTGCAGTTCCATGTGGCTTTGAATAACCCGGTCGCGGATCGATGTAGCAAGGCCGTTCCGAACATTTTCATCGAGGATATCGCGGCTGTAATTGCACTCGATTAATACATTGTTCAAGCCCTGAAAAGTGTAAGGGATGTAATATGTATCCGTGGCGAAAACAAAAGTCCCGGTGTCCGGGTGGTTGATTAAAAACCCCAACGGTTCGGCGCAATCATGTTTCACATCAAAGGGCAAAACCGAAAAGCCTTTAATGATTTGCTTTTGCATAGCTTTCAAAGGGTGCAGACGGTGGTGGCTAATACCGAGCGCGTCAATGGTGCCTTGCGAGGCATATACGTCAATCCCTGCCCGGAGGTAGTTTTTAACATGCCCGGCATGGTCGCCGTGTTCATGAGTTAACAGGCACCCGGCTATTTTAGTAATATTAAAATCGAGTACCCTTTTTAACTGATTAACATGGGCGCCCGCTTCCATAACGAGCGCCATGTCCTCATTGGTTAAAACGTAATTATTACCGCTGCTACTGCTCCCAATAACCTGTAATTGCATGGCCTGTCATTTAAAAGTTACGTCCTTGACGCGGCGCTTGATTATTCTCACCGTTTTCCCCGGCTTTCTTATCCGGGGTACTTTGGTCGTTGACCTCCCCATTAATGTCGACGGTCTTGCTATTTGCGTCGGCTTTAATGTCTGATTTCACCTTGTCGTCGATGATTTCGGCAGTTACATCAATGGTATTGTCGGCATCGCCGTCGGCTATTTCGTACCCTGCGACGGTCGCGTGTAACCATGCGCGGGCTTTGCGTGTTGCCTTACCGATGACCGCATCAATGCCCATGTGTTTATTAATGCGGACGGCGAAGTCAATTTCACGCTCCTGTTGTGCTTTGTTGCCCACCTTCCACCGGATCGTCATCTTAACCGCCCCGCTCGTTGGGTTGTCCTTTGATAAGCGTGGTAAGCCCGGAATGATTTCCCAAACCATATTCTCCTTGTCATTAAGCAGGTAATCAAAGCCCTCCTTCGTGATGTAAGTATTGCCGCCGATGATGTTGAATTGGTTGTTAACAGGCTGTACACCGATTAAAACCGCTTCGATGAGGCACTGCTTAACAACGTGCTCCGGGTATCCGCCGTCTTTGTCAGTCCGGAACCCGAGGCGCTTGTTTTGCAAGGCCATAATCGGCGCCATGTATGCAGGCGTCAGGCTTTGCTCTAAAATCTTAGCTGCCTCAGCTAATTTGTAAGCCTTTTCAAACCCGTTAAGGGCTTGGGCTTCTTTGCCTAATTGAACGGCGCCATCTAAGGTATTATAGATGGCAACCACATTGTTTTTATCACTCATAATTAAGACACTTTAAGGGTTTCATCCCTCGTTACTATTAAATTGATAATTTGGCTTTCTGACGGTAGTAAGTCGTTAACGCTTTCGCGTTGGTCGACAAAGACAGGCGCTTTAATGCCGTAGAACTTTGACAGGGTATTGACAATGTCTAACCCGGCGTTTACTTTCGCAGCGGTGTTGGCATCGTTGTATGGAACCCCTTTTATCATAGTGGTGCAATCCTCTTTTTCGCCGCCGTTGATTTGCGGTTTAAACATGCGGAATTTGACCATTTTAAAGCAGGCGTTTATCTTGCCCTCAACACTTTCAATCCGCTCCTTAACAAAGGCCGCAATGGCGAACTCCTTTTGTTCTAAGTCGGCTTTTTCCTGTGCCATTTTAAGCTCCTTCGCCTTAAGCTCCTCAAGGCGCTTGGTGTCGATTGCAATTTGCTTTTCGACAAATAGCTGCTCACGTACCTCTTTAAGCGCCGCCTCTTTTGTGGCTTTAGATGCTGTCAAATCGCTTGTGTCGACAGGTTCAATTTTAGGGAGTGCAGCTTGCAAAGCCGCCTTTTCGATGTTCAAACTTTTATAGGTTTCATCGTCTTGGATGACCTGCTCAACGTTCGGCATGACATAACTCGCGACGTTACCTTTTGCAGTCTCTAAGGCTCTACGGGCATTTTCCAACTGATTTTCAAACTCGGTCTGTTTGTCATTTGCCGCTTGATAATCGTGCTCTTTCAGGTCGACAAGTTCCTTCAATGCTTTGCCCTCAACATTCATACGACCGAGCCTTTGTAGCTTGTCATTATTGAAATTGGTGGTAAGCAAGGTTTTTTGGGCGTCAATGTCACCCTCTTCGAATCGGCGTTTACAACTCGGGCAGTTAAATTGACCGTCGTCAAATGTGATTGATGAGTTGTTTAGTTGGTCGTATGTCGCACGTAAATCGTCGAGCTCTTTGCGTTTTGAGGTCAGGGCTTCAAACAGCACTTTATTCGTCGCCTTTTGGTTTTCCACTAGGCGGATGTTATCATTAACTAAAGTGGTCGCATCCGTAACCGCTTGGTCAAGCACGGACTTTTCGCTCAGTGCTGTTTCGCGGATGACTGCAATGCGTTGCGTAATCTTTTCACTGCAAGCCTGCACCTCTTTTAGTTTGAGCGTCCGTTGTTCAACTATGGCGTCCGTGCTGCGGCTGCGGTCTAAAATAGCCGCGTCAATACCTTGTATCTCTTTAACTAATGCAGCCTCTTGCGCCCGAAGGCTTTCAAAGTCTTTCGGTTCCGGCATCCCGAGCATACACTCGTCAATCCGGGCAGGCATTAAGTTCAATTCCTTTTCGGTTTGCAAGCGCTGTTTGGCAATGGCCGCTTTTGCATCCTCTAAAGACTGTTTTGAATTAAGGATTTCCACTAAACGGTTATAACTAGCAGTCGTCACCTTTGCCTTAACCGCATTGAGTACAACATTGTCGTCGACACCGCCGATCAGGTCGATCAGGATGTTTCGGCGTTCCGGCCATTCAAGCGTTTGAAAGTAGTTAGTACTACTTACCAACATAAACGCCCGTTCGTCCATAATCGTTGAAATGTACTTTTTGTAATCAACTTGCTTTTTCGGGGCGTCATTAATGAAGTAAGTAGTTTCATTGCCCTCGTAGACCTTTTCAGTCGTGCCGCGCTTTGTTACCCATTTTTCGCGGAGGATGCGCTGTAATTTCGTTTCGTCGCCGTCAATGTCAATAATGCCGACAACATCAGTTTCTAGGTGGTGTTTTTCGTTACCGTTTTCATCTAACGGTTTAATACTAAACACAGTATCATATTGGCTATTTTTGCCAAACAGGAGCCAAATAAAGGCGTCCATGACTGTACTTTTCCCGGCGCCGTTTTTACCGAAAATTGAGGTTAAATCCGTAAACTCAATGGTCACATCTTTTAGGCCTTTGAAATTGCGGACAATCAGTCGTCGTAAACTAACTTTTTTTTCATTCATCTTTACAAAACTTTTAGGTTAACATGCTTTTTCGTAAGTTTGTCCCGTTGCTGCGTCGTTTATCGGCTCTACAACTTTTAGGTTAGCAGTCCCTTCGGGGGCTGCTTTTTTTTGTTGTAGATTATGCCTTTGACGTATCATCGGGTTTCATTAGTGCTGCCTCAAGCTTATCATCAATATCTTTTCGTCGGTAGACGATTATCTTGCCGATTTTCGCATATGGTATCTCGAAGTTATCGCGCCACCGCTGTAAGGTTGCTTTCGAGCCTGCACCCATATAAACAATGGCTTCCTCAAGGCTTAACCATTTTTTCTTGTTCAAATCGCATTCGACAATAATCCGCGTCTGATCAGTTTCAGCCACGACCACCTTGTTTTTATTATTGATTTTAGCTTGGGCGACAGTTTTCATGATGCTTGAGATTCGATTAGTACTTGTTTTTCTGCATCAATCCCGTAGCCTTTAAGTACATCGACCACGTTGAGCCATTCCTCATCTGTCATTGAGCGGTTGCCGTTCATTTTCATTGAAAATGTTCCATCGCTGCCCCATTTACAGCGTGCTTTAATTAATTCCCGCGCGTCGTGAACCTCCGTACCGCGTAGCAGATAAAACGCCTTGCTGAAATTAATTTTCCTACGTGTTGTTTTTTCCATCTACAACTTTTATATTTGGTTTAACATTAATCCATTGCGCCGATTATAGCACTTGTTGTTTTGGACTGAATTATCACAAGTGATATAATATGCGTGAAATTGTTTAACGAAGTTACAACACTTGTAATAAAAAAGCAAACGTTGTAGCAAAAAATTTACTACATGCACGAAAACAATGTCCAAGAAGGCTATGAAATGCCGGACATAAATCGTCGTATCCAAAGCCTCGTCTTTGAACGGGCGGGCGGGAATGCATCTAAATTCGCCGGAATGATCGGAGCCGGGAATAGTAGCAAGATTAGTCGCCTATTTATCCCTGATAAGCGAAATGAAAAATACCCGGAACCAACATTGGAATTAATCACGATGATTAGTGAAGCACTTGGGGTCAACCTTAACTGGCTAATTAAAGGCGAAGAGGAACCACCGGGCGTTAAGGGTATCAACCTTGTTAATTCAAAAGTACAAGGCGGGGCTCATGCCTATGGGAATCAGTCTAAGGTGAAAAATCAATTCTCCGGTGACCCGGAGGGCGGCGACATTACGCAGCAATTACTTGACAGCAATTTTCAAAAGGATGCGCAAATCCTTGAATTAACACAGGAAATTGTCAGGCTCAACCGTGAAAATGCGGACTTAAACAAACGTTTATTAGAACAACTGTCTAAATGA